TGATGGTGGTGTGCTATACTCAGTATGTGCATGACGCACAACGTAGTATTTGAATCAGGGCGAATTGATTACTCACCCAACTTTAACACTATGACTAAGCTCCACGGCCTTTACCCGTTGGGGCTTCCATATTTAAGAGAGAGTAGTTCAGGTGGTAGAACGGCGGATTCCAAATCCGTATGTCGGAGGTTCGACTCCTCCCTCTCTTGCCAAGTTCGATGTGTAGGTTCTGGACCTAGTCTCAAAGAGTTGCGATTTAGAAAGCTCACTGAGTGAGGAACGATGACCATTAACTAAGTAGCGAAACACAAACACCTCTGCTCTCATGTGTCACTGGCGGTAGCGAAAACAGTTAGTATGCGAAGTACAACATCGAGGTGTACTTCTAATGAGGCGACACACTGCCTATACGTCAACCCCATTTGTAGTCACAGTCGAAAGCGGCGACTCTCACCATACCATCTGGCGTTAGTAGACTGGACTGCATCTCTCCCCTACACTTCCATCAGGAGGTGTTCACTATGAACCATTATGCGAAAGTAACTTTCAGATGCGCAGTTGTCCTTTGGACAGTTGTGTTCCTACTCATGTGTACCGGATGTTCTGCATTAGCCCCACTCGCTACTGAAGCGGTGGTGGGTGCTGTCACTGAGGACAAGCCATTGGTCGGTATTGATACCGAGATAGTGGCAGGTGATAAGCAAGGCATCAAGTCTGGTCCCGATACCAAGATTGATGACACAGAGGTGCACGGCAACCTGACTACCACAACTACTGGTAAGCAGACTGAAGTGACTGGTAACAACGATGTGGTAAACTTGAACGAAGGTGTCCCGTATGAAGCAGCCTTCTTCGCGGCACTACTAGCGCTGGTGGTAGGACTGTACCTACCGCAGTATAGATTCCAGAGAAAGCAATGAGGATAAGACATGTCTAACTTCTCTACTAAGTTCGTCTCCCAGACCGGAGTGGGAGCGAGCAGCACAATCCTTTTCACTAACGTGGTGGATGATTTTGCAATGCTGCTTAATGCGTATGTCACTGGCACAGCGACGTACACCATTGAGTACACGATTGACCCTGACCTAAACACAGCACAGTATGTCCCGCTGGGTGATGCGAACAAGACTGCGTCTTCGGATGAGTCGTTCTACTTCCCAGTGAAAGCAGTTCGCGTGAATGTGACTGCTGGTGATGGCACTGTTAAACTCGTGGCGATGTATAAGGACTAACACTATGACGGAACATAAAGTATATGTATGCGCAGGATGCGGTGAACAACGAGTAGAAGAAATCTGGGAAGCTCCCGTCTTCAATGGTTTTCAGAAGACAGAGCAGACAGTGAAGTTTTTCCCAGAGAGCATCAAGTGCAATTGTGGCAGCAAGTTCTACCAAGAGGGTGTGAACCCCTTCAGTCCTGATACTGTCATGAGGCACGGCACTACTACTGAACCCAGCGTTTGGGAGCAAGTGAAGAACAGACCACGAGGTGATTTCTAATGACTACAAACTTCCATCAACCTGACCCACGTCGTAAAGGGAACGGTGACGGTAATGACGGGGGCAGCGGCTCTGGTGATATGACCAAGGCCGTCTACGATACCAACAACAGCGGTCGCGTAGATTACTCCGAGAAAGTGTTCGGCGTTGACACAGCAACGGCATCCCAATACTACGGTAAGAATGGCGCAGGTACTATCGGCTTCCATGACCTACCAGCAGGTGGCGGGGCGTCAGTGTTTACAGACCTGACAGATACTCCCGCTAACTACACTGGGTTCTCAGGTTACGGCGTCCGAGTTAATGTAGGTGAGACAGGACTAGAGTTCTACGAGATTACCGCAGGCTCAGGCGCAGACCTAGATGCACAACTACTAATCTGGCAGGGGATTTAACATGGCACTAACAGCAGCTAACTGGACACTAGACAGCTACACCGTAGCAACGTGGACAGACTTACTAACAGACGTATCGACAGTGGCAACACTCGTGCTGGCTAATACTTCAGGTAGCCCAGCGGCGGTACAGATTCGATTAACCGATAACACACCAACTAAGTTGACTACCATCCTACCCGCTTACACTTTAGCGGCAGGTACGTCAGAGGTGTTGGACTTGCGTAGTATCAACGTGGAAGCTAACCAGCGTATCCAGATTCAAGTGGACATTGCTGGCGTAGAGTTCCTAGCATCTGGGGTTATCATCTCATGATGAAGCCTAGCTCTAAGGCATCCATTAAGGCGGGGACGAATGCTGGCACTAAGCCGATTCTCCCTGACCGTCGAGACGAGAAGTACGTCCCACTCACTGTGTCTTCGGGCACGGTGGGTTCGGACCTGACAGACTTCCCGATGATTATTGACCTTCGGGATATGCCTGCCTCGTTCTGGACTAACGTCCGTTTCGATGGAGGTGACATTCGTTGTAAGACAACAGGTGGAGCAGACCTGCCTACCGATGTCATCTACTTTAACCGTGATGCGCAGGAAGGATATGTGGCAGTGAAACAAACACTGACCGCTGCATCTGATACCGTGGTCCACCTACACTATGGTGACTACACACTAACCCGCTTAGCACCTACTGACCCTAACGCACGTAATGCCGTGTGGTCCGATTACGAGGTAGTGTTCTTCTTAGGCGATAGCCTAGAGGACAGAGCTGGTACTGTTGTGTCCATCCCGAACACGGGGGACTCGAACAACCTAGTGCCTACTGACCTGCATACATTCACGCAAGACCCGCACCAAGGCTTGACCTTCGACCACGAAGAACGTGTGTGGTATGTGATAGATACCAACGCCATCTACAAGTTCAATGAGAACTTCAGCACACTGCTGGATTCAAACTTAGACCCATGTGGTGACACAGGCATCGTCGGAGCTGACCACTGTTCAGACTTGTGTGTACGTGGCGAGTATCTGTACTTCTCAGTAAACGACTTCGAGGCATCTGGCAGTCCGGTGACCATCGAGCATTTGGTTCGCTTTAACAAGAACGACCTGACATTCGATAAGTCAGCAGACATCTTTAGCACACTAACTGACGTCAGTGGTTGGGCCTATGACCAATCGACTGGCCTGCTAATCTCAAGCACATGGCCTGACATGGGGACTATCTACTTCTGGAACCCAGAGTCACTGGCGTTCGACCACACGCTGACCATCACTAACATCACCGCAACTAACAACCGCATCCAAGGTCTGGAATACTGGCAGAATGCCTACTGGCTATCCAGTGACCAATTTGATGAGGTGTTCCGTTGTGGCCTTGATGGAGTGCTTCAGTCCACTGGGCTATTCGGTGATACCATTACAGGTAACTTCGAAGGCATCTGCGCCTACGATAACTCACTGGTTGTACTCCGTGACCCTACCACGGGTAACTCGTCAGCCAGACAGTACGCCCCACTATCTGCCAACCTAGCAGTAGGCGGTGGCTGTCGTTACACCGATGATGGTGCTGAGTACCGCGAGATAGGTGGGCTATCCAGTGCTACTACATGGACTATGGGCGCGTCGTTCAAACAGAACTCAGTGAAGCAGCAAGCCGTTATCACCTACCGTGATGAGAGCAGCCCAGCAGCCAATGACCGTGCATCACTCACCGTGGACAATGGTGACATGATGGGGCTGTGGGACGACCAGAATAGCTGGCTATATTGCACCCCGAACGCTGACCCACTACTGACATGGCACAGGACTCACGCTGTATACGTAGGTACTACTGAGCGCAGACTATACTTTGATGGAGCACAGTGTGGCGTTGACTCGACTATCACTGCACGTGATGCCCAGTTCGATATGTTCGGTATTGGCACGAACGATGCTGACCGGACTGAAGCTGCGGATAGCGACATCGCCTTCGCTTACCTACGACTGAGTGACGTAGGCTCAGACTGGATTGCCGCTGAGTATCTGAACATCAACAACTCGACTGGATTCTACACAGTAGGGTCAGAGACAGACGTATAGGAGAAACTATGTTACTGACACCGGAGTTCAAGAAGGAACGCTGGGAAGCAGCGACCAAGGGAGAGATTCACGTACCCAAGGACATGAACCGTGCAACGGCTGCATTGTTCTGGGAGCATCGACATTCAGCTCGATTGGCGAAGCGGGGCAAGAAGCCACTGTTCAATCTGAGTATGCGTGACCACGATGACACGCTATCCTTCCCGCAACTCTACTTCCAGTGTGATAGTGACTACGAAGCCGCTATGGTAATCCTCGGCAGCTTTGACCATTGGCAACGCTTATGCGAGGCTAAGTGGTTCGCAGAGAAGCTAGCAGTATGGCAAGAGGAGAAGGCCATGCGCGATGTTGCACACGGACGTGCTAAGATTAGAGAATTAGCAGACAGCGGTAATTTAGCTGCTTGTAAGTTCCTCGCGTCAGGCGGACTGAGCAACAAGAAGCCAGCGGAGGAGAAACCATCCAAGCCAAAACCGACACCTGAACCTACAGCAACACCGGAGGATGACGATTGGTTGGCACACGGCATGAACGTTTTGGAGCAAGGTAAGTGAGTATCGAAGCATGGTTAATGGTTATTGCAATTTTCGTAGAAGGTCCACTGCTAATGTGGTGGGGGATGAGACAGAAGAAAGGTGAGGACATGACCAATGAACTCAAAAGCATTCGTCGCTCGATTGCAAAAGTACATGAACGAATGGATGAGGAGCTTGACCAGATTGAGGACAAGTACGCATCTAAAGAGAAGTTGAACCAAGAGATTGCACACACGAAGGAGTTGAACGACTTACAGTTCAAAGCCATCATGGAGAATCTCGATTACATTAGGAAGCGAGTTGATGAGTCACGAAGCTGAACCAGAGTTGGTAGACCCACGTCTAGTTAAACTCCGTAAGGCTTGCGAGGATTCGCTATGGGTGTTCGCCCAGACAGTAGAACCTCATCGTGTGTACGGTGAGTGTCACAAGGAACTGTTCGAGTGGTGGCAGAAGTGTGAGTTAGAAGACATTCATAACACGCTTGCACTGATGCCCCGTGACCACCAGAAGTCCCACTGCATCGCAGTGTGGGTTTGCTGGCAAATCTATAAGAACCCAGCCACTACAGTTGCCTATGTATGTGCGACTGAATCCCTAGCCATCCTACAGCTTTACGACATCAAACAAATCTTAACCTCCGATGAGTTCACACGTCTGTCCCCAGACATGATTGAACCAATGGAGAAGAAGCGCCAGAAGTGGGCGGAGACAGCAATCATTGTTGACCACCCTATCCGTAAGAAGGAACGACCACGTGACCCAACTGTGTTGGCTACTGGTCTGGACTCAAACAACATCGGTGCTCACTGTAACATCATGGTGAAAGACGACGTGGTGATTGATAAGAACTCAATGACTGAGTCGGCTCGTGCCAAGGTTGAATCCAAGGCAGGTCACCTGTCATCCATCCTGACAACAGATGGCATGGAGTTCTGTGTAGGTACTCGTTACCATCCGAAGGACCACTACCAGACTCTCATCGACATGGAAGAAGAAGTGTGGGATGAGGAGACTGATGAGCTAGTAGGTAAGAAGCCAGTGTACGCTACCCACGTTCGCGTGGTAGAGACAGATGGTGTCTTCCTATGGAAGCGCATGGCCCGTCCTTCAGACGGTAAGATGTTCGGCTTTGACCGAGCACAGTTGTCTCGTAAGAAAGCGAAGTACGCGAAAGACATGCGTAACTTCTACTGCCAATACTACAACGACCCGAACGCCATCAACGAGGGCGGTATCGAGAAGTCCATGTTCCTGTACTACGACAGGGAGAAGGTAGTCCGTCGTAACAGCTCATGGTGGGTAGGCAACAAGAAGGTCAACATCATCGCGTGTCAGGACTTTGCATACTCAGTACAGACTGGTAGTGACTCCACTGCCCTGTTCATTCTGGGGATGGATAAGGACAAGTGCATCTACATCCTAGACATCTACCGCTACAAGACCAAGAAGCCGTCTGTGTACTGGAAGTACATGGAGACTGCGTACAACAAATGGATGTTCAAGTGGGTGAAAGCTGAGGCTGTAGCCGCACAGGAAGTAATCATTGAAGCACTCCGTGAGTACGCTGAGCAGAACCAAGTGCCTATCCGCATCAAGGCGTATAAGCCTAACAGTGCAAGCGGCAGCAAGGAGGAGCGTATCGCTCAGACCCTTGAACCTGTCTATGAAGATGGTCGCCTATACCACTACCGTGGTGGCTTATG